CCAATGTTTCATTTAGATTCTTGTTCTTTTTTTAGATTTTTCTTAACGATTAGATGTAGCTCCATTAATTGTGGACCTCTGTCTTTTTGTGTGATCCAATTGTCATAAAAACCGTGAATTGATATTTTCTCATTTTTATGTGCAATTTTCATACTATCAATCGTAGATACGTTTTGTTTTTGAATTTTTTCTAATTTAGTCACTTTACTTGAATTACTACAAGACTTAAAAAAGAATATGACTGTTAAAAAAATCAGTATCTGTAGTTTATATGTTTTTATTAATTCGGTTAACTTTTTCATAATATTATATTTTTATAAATAGTTTAATAGACCAAAACTCTCATTTCTAAGTTTCTTAATGGCCTTATCACGTAATTGTCTGATACGTTCTTTTGTACAACCGTATTCCTCTCCCAAATCCTCTAAGTTTGATTCAACACCTGTTAGACCATAATATCTCTCAATAATAACCCTTTCTCTTTCATCTAAGACGCTTAACATTGCTGAAACTTTTTTCTTTATTTCTTCAGGTGAGTTCATAATAGCGTCAGGTCTTTCCGCTTCTTTATTTGGAATAATATCAATTAATTGATCTCCGTCTTCATTTATTTCTCTATATAACCCAACACAATAAGGTAACCCACTTGAAACAGGTTCTTCACTATTATTAATAAAAAAATTATCTTCTTGACTTAATTCTTCTTTTTTAGATTTTTGAGACTCTTGAACCAAATTTGACGGAAGACGTATTGTTCTTGCGTTTTCATTTAATGAAGCCATGATTGATTGTCTAACCCACCAAACGGCATATGAAATAAATTTTAATCCACTTGTGGGATCAAATCTTTCAGCCGCCTTCATTAAACCAATATTACCTTCAGATATGATGTCCATAATATCCATCCCTTGATTTTGAAACATTTTTGCAACTGATATAACAAATCTTAAATTACCTACAACCAATTCGTCGTATAAAAATTTCTTTTCATGTTTAGTAATTGTCTTATCATTAAGTCTATCAAAAATTACCTCTTGTCTTTCATGTGATATAACAGGTATCCTACGGATGTCCTTTATATACTGTTGTATTTCCTCAGTGTTGTTTAAGATGGATTTTTTCATGTGGTTGGTGTTTAATTATGTATATATAAAAATAAGTAAAAAATATTACTTTTCAAAATTGTCTAAGAACTTTTTTTCCTCTTCAGTTAGACTTTCAATTCCATATAGATCAATTTTATCTAATACGTCGTCTAATTCTAAACTTTCTCGTTGTACCTCAGTATGTTTTTCGTATTCAACTTTAATCATTAATGGATCGGAAGTTGCTGGTTTAAAAATAAAATCATTAATTGTTTCAGGTAGATAGACACTAACTATAGAATTTTTTTCGGTTAAAAAATAAAATTTAACGCTATCGTTTTTTGATAATGAATGTATCTCATCGGATAATACTCCATGGTCTTCATTGGAATCAAACATCAAAATAATGTTTTGGTTATTTTCAATAACATATCTAACGGACCAAACAAACGGGGATTTACCTAATATTTCTAAACAAAAAAATTCGATATCTTGATGGTCATCAAAAACACCATATATGAATAACAAATATGATCTCATAATAGTTTATTTCTTACGATTTACGTTCCAATAAACACCTCCTCCGATATATGGTACTAATGTTCCACTTGTGCCGTCTTCACCTACTTTATTTGATACTCCGATACCGATCTTATAAAGATGTTTTGCATCTTTATCTTTTATTATAAAACCTAAACCAATAAGATTAATAACATTTGGTTTGTCTAATTTAGCATCAATACCAAAATAATATAAGTTCTTTCTTGCATCTCCCAAAAACATAGTATCTCTTACTACCTTTTGTTTAATATCACTTTTAAATGAACGACCTAATACTCTACCATTTGATATCGTATCAAATACAGTTACTGTTCCAACATTGTTTGGTAATTTAAGAATATCTTTCTTAAACATCTTCATTCCAATTGAATTTAGAATTGCATTGGTGTCAATAGGGTTAGTTACTGTCATAGTATCATGAACAGCATATGGAACTTGTACTTCCACCGGCACTTCCACTTCAACGGGAACCTCAACCCCGACTGTGTCGTGTACAGGTACTTCATACCCTACAGTATCACGAATAGTTAATGTTCTATGTGGCATTATACCTTTTGGATTTACGAATTCCACAATAGCCACACCAATCAATAATACAATTATTATATTTCTAATGTCTAAGATTTTTTTCATATTTACTTAAGAAGATATAATGAGGTCATTATTATTCCAACAAAAGATCCAACCTTATAAAGGAATGTTTTTCTTCGTTGTCCTTTTAATTCTTTAAATAAACTTTCAGATTTTTGTCTTTCTAATCCAAATTGCTCATCTTTTTTAGTGATGATTAATTCAAGATTACCTATTTTTTGTTCTTTTAATGAGTCCTTTTGTTTGTATAAACCAATTTGTTCATCTTTTAATGATACAACTTTATTTAATTCAACAACTTCAGCAACGGCACCATCACCTTTCATAAGGTCTTTGATAACCAACTTAGCAACAGGAACTTTTAAAGCTACAACAGTATCTACGTTAGTTTTTGTAACGGTCTGAGAAAAACTTTTCAAGGTCACTAAAGTTATAATTGTTAACAGAATCAATTTTTTCATGTGTTTGATTTTTAATAATAGTTATGTTTTTGGTAACGTTATTTACATTGGCTTCGACATTATCGATTTCTTTGTCAATGGTAACCATTTGTTCGTTTAATTTAAGATTTTCAGAATGAACAGAATCTATTTCATTTTGGATTGAGTCTATTTTTTGGTTATACCCCGCAACATCGGTTCTTATACCATTTGTTGTAAAAATATTCCAAGCGGCCAAAACGATAATTATAACTAATAAAATGTTGGATTTATTTATCTTCATATCTATGTTTTATTATAAATATGAAGAAAGGGGGTTTTATCCCCCTTTACTTATTTTTTCTTCTTTTTAACTATTTCATCAATAATTCCGTAGGATAATGCATCTTCCGCATTTAACCATAGGTCACGAGTTGCGTCGTTTTTAACTTGTTCTGCTGTTTTTCCACAATATCCACCTAATAATTCAAATAGGATATTATTTACTTTTCTCCACTCAACCATACTAATTTCAGCGTCTTGAATGTTTCCAACCGCTCCACCTGATGATTGATGTAACATGGTTTGAGAGAATCTCAATGAACCTCTTTTACCTTTGGTGCCAGCCCCCAATAGGACTGAACCCATTGATGCCGCCATACCTGTATTAATAGTTCTAATGTCGGATTTGATATAATCCATTACATCTACCATAGATAAACCTGACTTAACAGATCCACCTGGACTGTCAATGTGCATAGTGATATCGTTACTATCTAAACTGTCCAAGAACATTAATTGTGCTTGAACTACGGTTGACATATGGTCGTCCACACCTCCTGCAACCCATATAATTCTCTCAAGCATTAATCTTGAGAATACATCGATTTGAGTCACATTCATTTGTCTCTCTTCAAGAACATAAGGTGTCATACTGTTTTCTACTCTTTGGTTGTAATAGTCCAACTTTAACGAACTAATACCCTTGTCTTTTGCGTAAAGACCGAACTGTTGATAATCTTTTGGTGTCATAAATTTAGTTTATAGGACAAATATAATTAAGATATTCGAAACTAAGAAATTTTTGTTGTTATAAAATCTACAGACGATACATTCTCCTCTTTTTTAATCATAATGATATTATCCGACCAATTACGTATTAAAGAATTATGTGATATGACAAGAATATGATCAAAGTAATTTTTAATCTTTTTAAAGAACTCTCCCACCATTTCCAAGTTCTCATCGGCTATTTTACCGAACACTTCATCCATTACAACTATATTGGGTTTAGGTAAAGATGATATCTTAGTCAATACACTACGAAGTGCTAATGAGGATATGGTTCTTTCGTATCCAGACCCCGCATTAAGGGGTTTAACAATACGGGTCTCAGTATCTATCATAATAAATTCAACCTCGTTCTTATCGTTTATATTCATCTCTAAAATGAAGTGACAACTATCCACTAATAAACGATATAATTCCTGATTGATTAGTGGAATCATATTTTTAAGAATAATCTTGGATATACCGTTCTTACCATAAACAGTTAAGTATATCTTAAACACTGCAGATAATTCTTCCTCCGCCGTAATCTTTTTTATTAACTCCTCATTAATACCAATCTTCTCATTCATGTTTGTAATGTTGTTGGTATGTTTTTCAATGTTAGTATTCGTTTGTCTAATATCTCCGTTTGCCGTTTCTATTTTAGTTTTAAGTGCAATAACTTCAGCATCAATCTTTTGATTATCCTCAAGTTTCTTTTTATTACTTTCGTAATTGTCTAATCTTTTTTGTTTGCTGTCAATCTCTAATTGTTTTTGTTCAACTTCTAACTCATATCTTTCCTTACGAAGTTTATTTCTTTCGTAAGCTTCGAATTCGGTTTTTAATTTATCAAACCCTTCGGATTGTTCTTTCAATAAATCAAATTGATTTTGATTTAATCCTATCTCCTCAATGATGTCTTCAATTTCTTTTTTAATTTTTTTAATTTCATCCGTATGATCTACTTCATCTAACGCACGATTACAAGTAGGGCAGACTGTTCCTTCTTCAAATTGTTTAATTAATTTTTCTCTTTGGGTTTTTTCATATTTGTATGCAATATCAACTCCTTGAAGGTTTGCCATTTCACCTTTTAATTCTTTGTGTTGGCCTTCATTATAATATTGTGATGGTTCAACTACATTAACTCCCTCAGCGTTTGTTTGACTAACGTTTCTTTGTTTTGTTAATTCATCAACTTCTCTTTGTAATAAAATTGGATTGGTATTAATAAGTTCCTTATCAACATCATTGTTTCTTTTTAAGAATACTTCATCTCTTTTCTTTTCTAACTTTGTTAATTCTTTTTCAAATTTACCTAACTCTTTTGTTAATTTAATAATTTCGTTTTCAGAATTAGTAATACTTTCTTTGTGTGTTTCATTATCGGATTCTAAACTAACTTTGTTATATGTGTTTGATACTAATTTCTTAGACCAATCATTATACATCTCTTTAGCAATTTCTTCTTTTGCTTTAAGACTTTCTAATCCCATGAACTTTGTTAATATCTGTCCACGAGCGGTTGGTTTAGATTCAATAAGTTCTTCTAAGTTATAACCTGTTGTTAGGATTGTTGATAAGAAATCTTCTTGTGTACCGATAGCTGAAGATATAAACGCTTCAGTTTCTCTTCTTTGTTCTCCTGATAAATTTACAATGGATCCGTCTTCAGCTTTCTTATAAAATTCTAATTCATTCTTAACGGTATATTCACCTGACTTACTCATTTTACGAGAAGTCTTTCTTTCAATAACATAATCATCACCATCAATTGTAATCTCACCACGAACACTTACATCATTCTTATCAGTAAACCTATTAAAGATTTCTCCGTTAGTTTTTGTTTTAGTTGTTGTATTGAAAAACAAGAACATTAAAAGGTCTACCGATGATGTGGATTTACCGCCAAAGTTCTTAGGTGTGGATTCAATTACAGTAATGCCGTCAAGACTTGTAAAATCAATAGTATTATTATCACCAAATGAAAGGAAGTTTGAGAATTCAACTTTCTTGATGTACCATTTGTTATATCTGACTTTATTTTCATTTAACTTATCAATTTGAGTGTTGACCTTATTATCTAACCTTTCCATCAACTCCTCTTTAATAACTATGTTATTATCGGTTAAAAAATCTTTCATCAGTTTCTTTTGATACTGATGATCTAATATATTATCTGACGCCTCTAAGGACTCTAAACGTGTTTGATTAACGTTGGTTAAAGTCTTAGTGATTACCTGAACAGTCTTTGCTTTATATTTCTTTTCAAAATAAGATTTCACCCTTCTGATTTTCTCAGGGGTGAAATTTTCGGGAACGTCTTCCCAAGTAACTTTTATAAATGGATTACTCATTAATATGTTTTAATTAGGAATATATATTCCGTAACATTTATTTTTCTTTCTTTTAAATTTCTACTTGCTCTATATGCCGGATAATTTTCATCAAATACCGTTACTTTACCTTTCAATTGACAAACTTTTAACATATCTTCATATTCAATAAAACCTTCATTGTTATATGATATCATAATATATTTAGAATTTGTTCTTTCAATCAAATTACCAAATGCTGATAATGCTTCTTTTTGTTTGTTATATAAAGATTTCTTCCAATCAGTTGGTATACCCGCAACTTTAGATATCTCAAGTGGTTCAACATAATCTAAAATCGTATTCAACATATGATAGTTTGATCCATAAGGATGTTGGTTGTAAGGTGGGTCATAATAAACTAAATCCAAGTTTTTCAATTTACTCATCAAATGATTTGTATCTGATTGAAAACATTTACTTTCACAAATAAAATCACTTAGAATTATTGACTCCATAGAGATTTCACCTAATATTCTTTGTAATGCATTTTCCGCTTCTCCCCCAAACTTACCTAAAGGTGATTTTTTACCTTTATAAAATCCTTTAAATACTCCAGACGTATTGTTATGTACTGATGCTTTATATAAAAGAATAGATAAGAATATATCTTTTAAATGTTTTGGTATTTCTAAATCAATAGTTCTTCTAATATTATCGATAATTTTGGCATTCTCGTTAGTATAAAAACATCTTTCTCCTTCTTGAATGTTTTTAGTATCCTTTGGTGCGTATAATTTTTCTATAATACCTTCACCTAAGTCAGTACGAAATTTCTTATCATTTAGAAGTTTAACATATTTTTCAATCTCCTCGATATCAATTTCATTCTTATTTTTAAGGAACGATTGATTAATAATTTTAGAATATTTTTCTAAATCGTTTGTAATTAATAAAAATGAATGTTCTTTAAAATATCGCGCAACCGCTCCGGAACCAGAAAATCCATCTACAATTAATAATTTATCTTTACCTAAATCTTGTTTTACAATTTGAACAACGTTATCAATAAATTTTATAAGAGATCTTTTATTTCCTAAGTATGTTATCAATTGATCTTTTAAAAAATCTTTATTTGCCATATTTTTCTATATAATATTTTATCGAGTATTCTGCAATACTTTTCATTATGGTGTACATTTCCTCTTTTTTCCAATCGCTGGTACCCGGTTCCTCATTCATTGAATGACCTCTCATAAAATAACTACCTCCAACATAATTATTTTTTTGTAATTTTATCCATTCATAATGAATAACATTTGGTTCAATAAAATTAAATGTTCTTTTTATTCTATCAGGAATAGTCGATTCTTGTTCATAAAAATCACAACCTTGTAAAAAAGTGACAAAAGGAAAAATATCTTCATTACCAAACAATAAACGAGCTATACATAATTTATCGGCGATTCTTTCACTGGCATTTCCTTGTGGTTGTTTATTTTTACCTTCTAACAATCTTTTATCATTAGTTCCTTGTCTTTTTTGTTCGGGAAATAAATAAAAATATTTTTTACCATTAATTAATATCCACGATAAACCGCCATCTGGTTTAAAATAACTTTTATGATTGACTTCAACATTGGATTCAACAATATCTCTCAAAATAGTAATGGGAAATTCGGTATCAATTCCAAATACATAATTTGGGTTTATCAATTTTAATTCCTTTTGTAATAAATATGAAATATCAAAAATATTTTCATCTTGAAATTTTGATTCATTGTTTTTTGCTCCGTGTTGATTAACACTTTCTCTAAGTATATCTGATTGTGACATTATTTTATTCTATTTTCTTCAAACCATTCAATAATTCCGTTTATTCCCCAAACGCTACCGGCAGAAAACATTCCATCCATGAACAAACATATATACCATGGAATATCAAAATAGTGTTTAGTTAAACCACCTAATGCGAGTGATAGAAAAAATCCCACCCAAGTTGCCGTACATAGTGTACAACTTATTAAATCACCAAAAAATTTAGAATGTTTTTTTATCCAATTTCTTTGATTTTCAAAAATAGAACCCCATACTAATATCGAGGTCATTCCATAAGCAATCATCCAAAATACAATTAACATAATACTTCAATTTTATCTTCTACGTAAACACCATTTATTAAATTAAAAACTCTTACATGCTCTCTTCTAAAACTTCTCCATTCTTCAATCTCACCAGTTGTAATCCAACCTGTTTTAAAATGTGATTCTAAACACATCTCAGGATTATGAAATACGTGTGCTTCAATTACAATTACTTGTGAAGCGTCTTTATTCATTCTCACATACATATTCTTATCTTTACCCGGATTGTCCTGTGCCCAATACTTTGCCTTTCTCCACCAAGGGATATTAACCGTCATAAATCCTAATCCAGATTTATTGTTAAGTCCTTTATTTTGTGGTGAGAAAAAATCTCCCGTCCATGTTTTAGATTGTTCAACTTCTACTCCCCAAGTTGGGTCGTCAATACATACGGTATCAATACCATATCTTGTACCTAACTCAAAATCTAAGTCGAATACTTCTTTTAAAAATTTGATTGTTGCAAGTCTTGATGGTGTATCATCGTACCCGCCGGTGTTATAAACCTTTGCCATTTAAATTATCATTTATATTAATAAAATATAACTAAAAAAATCAATAAAAAGAAGTAAGTTGCCGGAAATTATTCATCATATAAAGATCCTAAATCACTGTTCTTCATTAATTTACCTTTACCTAATTTATTTAATGATGTGGTTATTTTTTCTAATTCAAATTTTAATTCATTATTTTCTTTTGTCAATCTTTCAATTTCATCGTTATTAACGACTTGTTTAACCACCTCAACAACTCTCTCAACCGGTATTTCTTTAATTATTTCTTTTGTTATTATTTTGTCTTTACCTTTCTTTTCTTTAATAACTTCTTTAATAACTTCAATAGGTACTTCAACAATGACTTCTTTAATTACCTCTTTTATAATTTCAACAGGTACTTCGACAATTCGATCAACAATTTTTTCAATAATAACTTCTTTAATTATTTCTTTTGGGACTTCAACAATTTCTCTAACTCTATCACCAAATGGTGTTTCACCATACTTCAACAAAGAGAATCCTCTATTGAAAGTATCCTTTGCAGTTTTATCAATGTTAGTTATTTTGTTTAATTCACAATATTGAATAAACTCATTATCCAAGATTAACGTGCTCTTCGGTTTCATTTTCTATGTCTTTAATATCGTTTATTCTAAAGTGTAGAAACGGTTGTTCGTTTGGTAAATCGTGGAATTCATATTCGTTTGTTTCTACATCATATATTCCATATCCGTGATGTTTAACCGTTTCTCCAAAGTTTTGTTGGATTAAAGAACCTACCATAATTGCATGTCCTCCATTAGGTAACGTAAATTGTTGTCTCTTGTGAATATCTCCACATAATAATAAATCCAAATCAACAAAATTTAGTTGGTCATATGCATCTTCAAACTCATAACCTAAGTCAGTTGATAATCCCATAATAGGTCCGTGGAATAAACCAACTGTCAATTTATCCTCATCTTTCACAAATTCAGGACGAGCGTTGTGTTGGTATAATGAATAAACAACCCATTGAATATTGTCATCTATATAGTCACCACTATCTTTATAATATTGAATATGTTCGTCATTTAATAATTCAACAACAGGACTTATACTATCTAATCGTTGTGTATTATTTTCTAAAAAATCGTGATTACCTGGTATAATTACTACATTACCTAAATGAGATAATTCTCTAAGAAACCAACTTGTTAACATCAATTGTTCATTTGATATATTAATTTTTTGGTGTGCAATATCTCCCGCAACAACGATTCTTATGTTGTCCCAAGTTAATCCTTCTTCAACCCAATTCCAATGATGAACTCGTAGTTCACTTAATAATTTTTCAAATTGTGCTTTATACAAATCATGCATTTGAATTGTTCGAATATGTAAATCAGCAATGTGAATTATTTTTTTGACCATCTTGAAATATATTTTGATAAATCCATTTGTAGGATTGCATTATTAATTTGATGTGGAACTTTATATTCGACAAATGTTGCATCATCTTTTAATAGAACAACAACATTACCCAATAATTTAGTATCGTCGTATTTTGTTCCTTCTAACATCTTACGCAACAACCGACCATATAATGGTAATTGTAAATAATAATGACCTAAGGCATTGTCGTGGTAATTGTTAAATGGTGGATATAATCTACCAGTATAATGATGAACTTCAAAGTTCTTTGGTTGATTTGTCTTCCAATCTGTAATAACAAAACCAAACCCATCTTTCTCTTTATTTTCCATCAACCATACTTTATCAGGTTGTCCCGTATATTGTTCTGTTGGGTCTCCTAATACGATTTCTGTATCTAATAACACACCTCCTCGTTCTAACATTAAATTAAGAAAATCTTTTCCTGCTTTAATCATATTATCACTCTTACGTTGTTGTTCTTCGTTGATAGTGAATATTGGTTGTCTTACTTCTTTGTAATTATCAAAACGACTAATCAATTCAGATTCTAATTCAAAGTGAACACGACTACCCATATTAGTAGATAAATCACCGGCTTGTTTCCACTCGGCAAGTAATTGTGCTTGACCTTCGGGATCGCCTTTAGACATCTTAAGTGCCATACCTTCGGCATCAAATGGTTTATGAAATTTCTTAACGATTTTAGATACAGATGGAAAGTTCTTTTTAACTTCACCATCAACATCTTTCATATAGTAGATATGTTCTTCTTCTATAAATGTTAATTCTAATTCTTGTCTTCTTTTTTCTAATAAGTCATTTATCTCTAATGAGATGTCTTTTAAATTCATTCTAATCTATTTGTTTCATTTTATATTCACTTAAGTTCCCCTGTAAATCAGCAATATCTTTGTCCCCTTCTAGTTTAATACTCCACACTTTCCCCATTAGTTTTCCACAATTTAATCTATGGTATAATCTTTCTTGATCGTTATATGCATCAGGATCTAATACTATAACTATTTTTTTTGCATTATTGTAGAGTTTCATAAATAAATGTTCGCTAATAAATTTTCCTAACATTGGAATTGCATTAGGAATAAAAATACTATCAAAAGCACCTTCTACTATGTATATTGGTTCGTCCCAATTAATTAAATGCTCGTTGAAAATAATAATCTCCTTTTGTGCTTCAGGATTCATATATTTTCTTTTTGTCTTCTGTAGATAAGAACGAGCAATAAAATAGTTTAATCTTTTATTCTCATCATAAGACGGAATTATAATTCTACTCTCATATGGTCCTGAATAACAAAATCCAATGTTATATATCTGCAACATCAAATCAGTAATATGTCTACTTTTAATGTAATTGTACGCCTGCTTATATTGTGGGGTCATTTTTAAACCCATGCTAGCATCTTTAAATGGAACAAATTCTTTAGGTAATTTTACGGGTTTGTATGTTCTTGCTGCAATCTCCTCATCATCCTCAGGTTTTAATAAAAGATATTTCTTTAATTGTTTTGGATTACCAAACTTCTTAATTAACTTATAGATTGATCCGTGGGTGTTATGTGTCTCAGCACATACCCAACATTTATAAACACCATATTTGTAATTAATTTCAAGGTTTCCTTTACCGTCTCCTTTATCTAAACCTTTAATTTCGTGTGAACACACAGGGCAGTCAAAGGATACCTGATATCTATAATCATTATGATTCTTATAGTCACCAAATATATCTTCTAAAATATCAAATACGGCAGAATAATCTACTTCTTGGGTGTTCATGATTATAATATAATAAAAAAGTATGATAAAAAAAAATGGGAGCCAGACACCACCCTGACTCCCTCCAACCAAACTTGTATTTCTACAAGTCCCGTCCTAATATAAATATATCTTTTACAACTCGTAAAGTAAAACTTTAGTTGCCTAATATTTTAAGATGTTTGTTTGTTCATATTAACATAACCTATAACACATGTTGCAGCGTCGGCCATATCATAATTTTCTTTTTTAAGATTACCCGTTTTACCATATAACCAATTAATATCAGGACACACACTATTAACGTGTTCCCAAATAACATGTTTCTTATCAATATCTCTTGGGTATCCACCAAATAAAACATTACGTCCTTTGTCATTTGGCCCAACCAAATCGGGGAACGCATATTTTCTTGAGTTGTATGTTGATATGAATGTTGGTAATACTCCTAATACATCATAACAGTTCTTAAGTATCAATGTATTATAACGTAATAATGTTCCTATAGTATAAATGTTATTTGACTGCAACAATGGTTCTTCAATAATAACACGAAGAATTCCCATGTCTTTATAACTTTCCAAATGTTTTTTAAATGCATCAGCTTTTTTAATTAACTCCTCAATCTTATCTTCAGGTTGTGGTTTAATTTTTGGTGAAAAATGTGTTAGTTCCAATAATTTAGAACCTGTCATATCAAATAAAGCAAAGCCGATCGTCTTGGTGCTTATGTCAAGTCCGAGAATTTTTGGTTTGTTTTTGAAATTAATATCTATACTCATAGTATAAAAATTAACTCAAATTGTCTGAATAGTAAAGTGTTAGAAATCTAATTTTACCGCAAAAACTTGTGTTCCTGCCCTTTTAACTGGTGTCGGTACTTTAGCAACAACTAAAGGTTCTTTGTTAGAATCTAATAATGTAACTTCTGTTATCATTTTATCTCCTGAAACATAAGTTGGGTTTTGCGATGTTGTAAACTGAGTAGATGGTAAGTTAATCATCATACTCATTTCCTCAATGTCCGTTGCCCTCACCAATCTAACACTACCAGGGAACGGTTGTTCATCACCAAATTGTGGTTGTGTTGTTGATCCTGTTGTATTCCATAAATAATCAGTTGTAACACCTGACATATGATCTTCTAAATCAAATATAGAACCACTATTGAATGAAGTATAATTAATTGTAAATGAAACTCCAGTTAAACCGGTTGGGTTAATATAACCACTTGTGTAACCTGTTATTTGAGATGTTAAATCAATTTTTTTCCATGTGTTCGTTGATGGTGTTTCTCCCGTTTGTACTAATGCATAAAATTTATTTGCAACAAACCCGTCAGTTACTCCAGTAAAACCTGTCACCATGTTTGAAAATGAATTACCACTAAACTTCATCGTAATTTGTGAAGGTGTTCCTGTACTTGATATTTTATTAAAGTAATTACATGGCAATGAGTTCAAGGTATTTCCGCTTGTATTTTCAAACATATATGTTACCCATGCGGTTTGTCCTGTTGTTGATAACATTGATTGACTACTTAATCCATCATGTGAAACTAACCCCAATTTAGGTGAAGGTAATGTATATCTTCTATTGGATCTATAATCTAACATTGCAACCAATTCTTGATCATCAAAAACAATTATTTTATTATTTACAAATACTTTACCGACTTTATTATTTTGTTCATCAACCAAATATCTAAACTTAATTTGATGTCTTGAATTAATAGATGATTTAACATAATAATCAACGGTGTCCATATAAAATATTGCTCCAAATGTTGTACCAGTATTTCTGTGATAATATATAAATGGTAGATATATTTGAAAATATTCGGAATCACTTAAATCTCTTAAATCATTTTCTCTGTCATAATCTTCCACAATTGAAATATCTAATCCTGTGGTTCCCGTTTTGTGACTTATATAATCATCATATTTAAAAAATCTTTCAGGATCTACAGATATATCACCCAATTCAGAATAATGAATTATCGCAATACATCTTTGTTCTGAAGGTGAAACTTGTATCAATTCATCAAATGAATTTTTAAATGTCGTTCCTGTAATTGTTTCCCCTGTGAAATTATTAAAAGTTTGTCCTGTTGTTGTATAACCTAATAAATTTTTTATTGATGTGTATTGATTACTTGTATATCCACTTAAACTCTCATCAGATCTACCATTGTAATCTCCACCAATTGGTTTATTAGACCAAACAGTATTTAATCTCCATGAGTTTAATTGTGCGGTATAGTCAATTGGCTCAATTAAATTAGTTGATAACGTCTCAATCAAACATTTATTACAAACAACTTGCGCATTACCTGTTAATGATGTCAAATTTGGAACTTTACGATCTAAATTTAACGTATTACCACTTACTGATAATACTTTATAAATTAAACTATTTGTTTTACCAGTTATAGTTGTTCCTGAAAAATTATCAAATACTAATGTAATATATTCACACTCGTTAAATGTTACTCCCGATGGAACTATTAAACTTGTTGATCCGCTTACCTCTGAATAGTTAACTTTTTGTGTTGTTGTTTGTGCTGTTGGTGTTGTGGACTGTTTTGAAACAAATCCAGCAAAACCCATTTCATTTCTTAATGTAACTGTTTTATTATTTGATATTGGTGTTCCGTAAGTTGTAGAAATTGTACTATCCAACCCAAAAGGATATTTTACACCTGATTCATAATCAAATGGTGCAAATACTTTTTGGTGGTCTGTCGCACCTGTTAATGAAGATAAATTATAATCGTATTCAGAATCTCCTATTTGGAAATATTGGATATTAAAATTACCGTTAGCAATAGCCTTTCTACCTCTATTGGTAATTCTAGCCGATAAAAATTCCGAATTATTACTGTTTAAAAAACTCATATGTTATAAATATCTTTATTTATTTTTATTAACTTGCTCCGGCCGTATAGTTAAGAATTGTTATTGTTCCAACTTTAACATCTAAAGTGTCGGCATATGACCCTGATCCACCACTACAATTACTATTATCACCATACATCAATGTAACTGAGAATGTTTTTGTTGATGAGGTTACTGTTAATGTTTGCCAACTACCCCCGTTTACACGATATTGAACCGTGTCATTTGGTGTTACAGGATTATTACTTGAGTCTCTAAATGTTAATTGCATTTCGGTTATTGTAACCTCACTATAAAATTGTCCCGATGGACTTTGACATTCGTTTCCAGTATTTGATGATTGTGTTGATGCCGCAACTATATTATCAACATTAATATTTCCACCCCCGTTATCTCCATTACAATCACATCCCGTTGACGCTATCCCAATACCAAGGTCATTAAATGCAAAAGTTTTAATAGTATCAACTTGTGTTGCTCTCCAACAATATGACGATAAGAATGTGTCATCAACTTGGAAGGTGTTACCCGACACTATTGTTGGTAATGTTGCTGACCATATTTGAACACTATATTGTGGGTCATCACATCTTTCTCCAGCAATATAATATTTTTTAGGTAACGCATCACAAGCTTCACAACTTGTGTATCCTGTAAAGTTTTGACTTGGTACTAAACTTATTGGTCCGGTTACCGCAATGGAATTACCCGGAATAAATTGTGTTGGATCCTCTGGTACATTTTGTTGTCCCACAAGAGTCGTTATATTAGCACAGAATGGTTCTCCACTAAGAACTCCATTGCCATCATAAGATTGTAATCCATAAATAGCAGGTAATTTGCCACTAAAACTAAAAATAGAAGTTGCAATAACATTTTCCCCCGTATCACATGTCGTACCACTAAAAACATTAAGTGTAAATCCAGTAAACGGTGGTGAACAGTTGTAACATGGATTTGATCCTGTTAATGGTGTATAACCATCTAAATTAATTGTCCAACCTGTAACATATGCCGAATTTACATCAATAACAGACCAACATTTTCCACCCACTTGAAATACTGTCCCTTCAGCATAATCTGTTGAACTTTGAGCAATCGCTTGTGGGGTATAACCAGTTCCAAAACCACAAGGGTCATTATAATCTATTGATAAAGTTTGTTGAGCCCAATTAGCTGTTTCATACCATAAACCAACTTCTGTTGCATTCATACAAACAGGTATTTGTAATTGTGGTCCAAAACCAAAAATTGTGGTTTCAATACCTGCATATGCCATATCAGCACAATCACCTAACGCGTAATAATAATAATTTACCGGATCAATAGTTACATTTGGTGTACTAGTTACGGTAGGTGTTGGTGATGGTGTAGGAGTTCCTGTCGGTGTGGGAGTTGGTGATGCTGTTGAAGTTGGTGTTACCGTAACCGTTGGTGTTGGGGTTGGTGTATCGGTAGGTATTGGTGTTGCGGTAGGTGTTGGGGTAACTGTAGGTGTTGGGGTAACTGTAGGTGTTGCCGTAGGTGTTGGGGTTGGAGTTGGTGTATTTGGTGTGTTTAATCTAATGAAATTAAAATCTGTTCCTAATATACAACCCCCGTCATTTAAATTTGATGGTACTACCTTAATTGTTTTAATCCCATCTGGTACTACAACATATCTACCATTCAATTCATTTCTACCAATATTATTATGTCCGGAAATTTGAAAATAATTTGTTAAATCATTTATAGTTCCACCAGTACATGCTGACGTTGTACCCGTACAACCATATAAATCAACGTTTAATATTGACAAACCTAAAGTAAATCCAGTTAACTGTATTGTAAATGACATATTCTATAAATAGTATTATATAGAAATTAAACAAAAAACCCCTTATAATAAAGTGTATTATTAAACGTTTGAAGGAATATACCAATAATCAAAATCAACATAATAGGTTGACGGGTCATATGTTAATCTCATAGTTCCTTTTATTGAAATATTATAAGGAGCTAATGATGTATTAGAACTACCTGTTAATGTGAACGATTTACCTGATTTTGTTACTGAAAAACTACTGAATGGCCCGTTAGCATAATCACCATAAACCGTATCTCCTGCCATTGTTTTTCCACTCACGTAAGATAATGTAAATCCAGAAGCGTCTATATATGATAAAGTATCAACAACACCGACAACGTGATTACCTGTAATAGTTTGTGAACCAGGTGATCCTGTTACTGCAAACGAATCAAAACCATATCCTACACCACTTTGAGTAAAAATATTACTCTCATGTGGTGTTGTAGGGTAATCATTATATATTTCTCTGAATGTTCCACTATTTGGTTGGTATACTGATAATGCATCAACATAAACTTCAACATCGTCTGATGTTGTACATGTACCTGTACTAGTTGCCACAACTTTATAGTCGTTACCTGTAATACCTGTAACATTATATCCAGCACCTGCGTTTGCTAATTGTGTTTTAGTGATTCCTGTTGCGTACGTTCTATCAAAACCGACGGTATCTGTTTCAACATCCCAAGACCATATGTCAATATTGAAATTATCAGGAAACGTTGAACTTCCCGCTCCTAATTTTAAATTTATTGTTTTAGATGGTAAAAAAACTGGCATAATTTTAATTTATATTTATAAATATCTGTTTATTTTATTTAATTATATTAAGGTTCAAATCCACCTCCACCTCCTTCAGTTGTTGGAGTTGGTGTAGATGTTGGTTCCAATGTTGGAGTTGGAGTTGGTGTGGTGTATATAATATTCATTACATATGACATGTCCGCACATGGTGATCCACATGGACAGAAGACGGTTGTAGATGCAGAGGTGTCATTTTCATTAAATGGTATTTGTATGTTTGAATAATCGCTTAAATAAACAACAACATACCCCATTGTATTTCTTGCACTTGTAAAATTAACATAATATGTTATATAATACTCATAGTCATTAGGTCCGTAATTGATTCCACATGGTTGTTCTCCACCAACTGTAGATCCAAAACTTGAAACACCGTCCGGTAATGGTGTTGGTGTAGGTGTATCTGTTGGAGGTATTGGTGTTGCAGTAGGTGTTGGAGTTGGGGTTGCCGCTGGACATCCTTGACATGCTCCTTGTGGATATGCTCTATTTGATGTGCCAGATCTTACATACTCTCTATATTGTCCCGATCCTTCACTTAACCAGAACGTTCCATTTGGATCAATTTCCGCTTGTATAATAGAAGCTTCAATATAATTATTTGCGTCACACATTGTTCCATAAAATCCGTTAAATGTATAAGCGAAATATGGTGTAAAGCTACCTCCATTACAAGCATTATATCCACTATCAAGGCTGATATATGCCGTAAACGATGTTGGTGGTATTGGTGTTACCGTAGGGGTTGCTGTAGGTGTTGGTGTTAACGTCGGTGTACTAGTCGGTGTTGGTGTAACCGTAGGGGTTGCCGTTGGTGTTGGTGTAATAGTAGGTGTACTAGTCGGTGTTGGTGTTATGGTTGGTGTCGGGGTAATAGTTGGTGTACTAGTAGGTGTAGGAGTTATAGTAGGAGTACTAGTCGGTGTCGGTGTTACTGTTGGTGTTACAGTTGGTGTTCCTGTTGGAGTAACTGTAGGTGTTTCTGTTGGTGGAACAGGTGTTGTTGTAGGTGTTGGAGTAGGAGTAGGAGTTGGGATTAATACAGTATATTCAATTGTAAAATTACATGGAATTGGTGTTGCGGTAGGTGTTGGGGTTACAGTAGGGGTTGACGTAACCGTCGGTGTTGGTGTTGGTGTGTGTGTTGGAACCCCTGTTTCCGTTGGTGTTGGTGTAACTGTAACTGTTGGTGTTGGAGTTGGTGTATCTGTGGGTATTGGAGTTGCGGTTGGTGTAACTGTAACTGTTGGTGTTGGGGTTGGGGTCGGAACTAACACACTATACTCAATCGTAAAACTACACGGAATTGGTGTAGGTGTTACTGTTGGAGTTGGAGTTACCGTTGGGGTACTCGTTACCGTAGGCGTTGGGGTTGGAGTTGGGGCTAACACACTATATTCAATAGTAAAGATACACGGAATTGGAGTTGGTGTTACCGTTGGAGTTGGTGTAATAGTAGGTGTTGGGGTCGGTGTTGGAATCAATACACTATACTCAATTGTAAAGTTACATGGAATTGGTGTTGAAGTTGGTGTAACAGTAGGTGTTGAGGTAACTGTTGGGGTCGGTGTGACAGTTGGTGTTGGGGTTACCGTAGGAGTTACAGTTGGTGTTGATGTAACCGTTGGAGTTGGGGTTGGAGTGTCCGTTGGTACTAACGTTGCCGTAGGTGTTGGAGTTACCGTTGGGGTACTTGTAACTGTTGGTGTCGGTGTTACTGTTGGTGTAGGGGTTACCGTAGGGGTTGGAGTTACGGTAGGTGTTGGTGTAGGGGTAGGTGGTATTTCAATATATTTTGCTTCTCCTCCACTAAATCTACAATCGGTTACATCGTTATTACCAATACCAATAAACATAAAATTAAAACTGTTCTTAACGGTACAATCATTTGGTCCGTATTTGTACGATGTAAATTTAATCATCTCAATACCCTCATTGTCAGTATATATATTATACGATATTATAGGATTAATTATTGTTGATCCAGTAATTCCACTATACCCTATTTGAATACCATAATTGTTATCTTTACCGACTTGATTGTACGTTTTACCTGAAACCTGATTAATGTAATTGATTACATTTGGTATTTTATTTTTCCATAAATTTTTAATTTCATCATAATCAAGTAAATCATAATTAATTGTATTACCTATACCCGTGTATAATTTTGCACTTACATTATGTATTGAAGTATTTCCCGATATTAAAACATAATGGTTCGTATTATTTGTCTCTCCAGAATATACCACTCCATCAATATTAAATGACGGATAAAATTTTATATAACCGTCTTGTGATGATTCACCGTCTTCGTCTATTTCAACACTAAGACCCAATAATTCGTCATAATATTTAATCTCATCTTTGAATGGTGTATCATATAAATTTAAAATATTATTAACGTTTGTAACATCATCCCCCGACTCAGGATATAAATTATCCACAATTTCAATTGGTTGACATCCATATCTATATTGATACTTTGGTCTACCAAAAATATTGTTACTAATTAAATTACCACCCGTCCATAATGTTGTTGATGGAATAATTTGATCTATTACACTTGTCCAATAAGGACTCATTTTCTCAATGAATATATTAATGTCAGGAAATGTGTAATTGGTGTGTTTTATATAATCTTGATAGATGTCTTCTAATGTAATATAATTCTTTTTATATTTTATTAAATTAGAATTTTTAATTTGTTGGTGTAACATTAAATCAACATATTCCGCAAACGTTACTCCTGTTTGTGGTAATAAACTATTTGTTCCAAATGTTAATTCTAAATCTCTTGATTTACGATATATGTCATAATCTACAACTTGTGCTGAGGATAAATAAACTTCAATATTTTTTCTATTTAAAATTAAATGTGATTCATCACCAACAAGTTGAGTTTGAGTATTGTCAATTACCGTTTCTAAATCATATCCCGTATCTAAACCTGGTAATGTTCTATATAGGTTAAAATAATCTTCACCATATGTGCGTGGACTATCTTTAGTTACAGATGTTTTCGTTCTACCAGTTAAAACAAATTCACCATTTATTGTTGTTCCACTTGATAAATCTTTATCAATTACTAATGGTGACTTATGACTTGCCGTATTATCATACCAACCCGAACCTTTTTGGAAAAATAAATCTGTTGATCCTGTTACCGATTTTGGTTGTGATGTAATTAAATTAACCGGATATCCTTCCATACTTAATGACGTGGAACCTGTTGTTGTTCCGGTGTAATAAGAATATGCAGGATATACTACACCATTTACGGTTCCACCTGTTGGTAGGAATGTTGCGGTAGTTACTAAATATTTTCCTGTGGTTGCTCTATATATATCTTCTTCTAAATTAAATGACTTTGGATATGATTTAACTTTATAAACATACTGATTAATACTAATCATTGGTTCAGGTGCACCTAAAAATCTTAAGAAAAATTCTAATGATTGTCTTGTTCCTTTTGATTTATAGATGTAAGCTAAATTCACCAATAATCTTCTATAAAATTCAAATTCGGCATCCAATAAAGATGTACCTGATGTTAAACCTGAATATTGTTGTGATGTTTTAGTGTAAAGTAATTCATCTAAACCCTTTTCGTCAATTAAGTTAACCGTATCTAAACCTAACGTATTTGCTAAGTTCTTTAATAATATGTCCGGTACATTATTAATTCCATCATAACTTACATTTCTCATGTAAGCAATGTTATCAATATATTTTTTTACTTTATCAAATGATTGACCGTATAATTGAAATACGGACTCCGCCTTTTTATCAGGTGAGTCAAATTCAAATAATTGTGGTGACGTTAGAAATCTAACAAATAAATTGGATTTATAATCATCAATCTCATCAGATATATCACTTAATTTTCTTAAATAATCTTCATATTCTAATCCTGCAATTTTGATGTTCCAATTATCTTTTTCCGATACCGGCCATGTATAATTTACAGATATTAATTCTGTTTTTGTCTGATCAAAACTATCTCTTGGTACTTTGAAACTTGCAGTATAAATTGGTGAACTATCTCTATTTAAAAGACTTTCTTCCAAATCATCTAAACCTTTAAAAAACTCTTCAACTATACCGTCGTTTGGTCTAATTAAAATATCCAAAGAATATGTTGAAGTTGTAAATGGTTTTCCTTTTACTTTTAATTTAATTACGTTTTTACTATTTGGTTCCGTGTATGAAGTTACATTATAAGTTTTACCACTAACGGTAATAATATATTTTTTAAATGAATTATAAAAATCTCTAATCAGGTTATATGAAGATGTATTATCCTTACTTTTTGGTGTTATTGTTATAACTGAAAATGGATTATACAACATACTATACTCAACATCAAATTGAGTGGTGTCGTTTTGTGTATCGTAAGTTATATTAGTTGCAGTAAACCCACTAGTACTAATTAAACTTGTTGAGTCAATTAGAATTCCCGCTGGAAAGTTAATAACAATATTTTGTGTTGAAACTCCTAATCTACTTTTTAAAGATCCAAATAAAGATTTACCCGCATCACTTTTAGAACCTTTAAATTTAATTTCCTTTTTTCTTTTAGCAATCTCATCTGTAGATAAAGTATCTGTTTCAATTTTTAGATCATCTAAAGTTAAAAAGTTTGAAAATGGATTTGTTTTAAAATTCTTTGTGTCTCTTTGTATTACCTCACTATCTAATGCAAAGTTCGTATTAGTCAATTGACCTGTACCTGTGGTAATCTGATTACCTACTAGATTGTCGCTGAATGTATCAGCACCACTTGCAGCTTGACTTGGAACTTTATATTTTGCCATTAGATATTAGTAATTGTATCAAAGTTTAAAGTTTCATCAATATCAGTACGGTTTTCTCTAACCTCGTAAAGAGTTTCGTTGAAGTCGTCTTTGATTTCAAATAAGTTATATTGTCTGTATATGTTATTATCTTTATCGTAAATTGTGTAAATACCCGGAGTAACCGCCTTAGTTTGATTACCGTAAAGAGCATTTGCAAGTGTTGAAGCGTCATGTTCAACCATATCAATTTGAATTGTTGTTGGATTAAAAAAAGTATTTGATAATATGATTTTTTGACCCGGACTACCAATAAAAGGAACCGTATTTGGTTTATTTGATGGAGCCGATGATGGTGTAACTGTTAAAAACATAAAGTTTGTTGCACCTTCACTATATTGATATCTTACTGATTTTTGTGTTGTTGTGTTTAAGTTTGCGGTTACGGGTGTACAATAGAAAGAAGACGTTACTATCTTGTAAAAGTTAGGTAATTTCTTATTATCGTTTGGATTAATATATTCAATTCTATAACCAACTAAACCTTGTGGGGTAAACTTGTTTCTATCAGCCGATGGAACATTTGATAAATCTACAACAACTCCTCTAACTGAAGGTAATGAAGCTAAGATCCCACAATCCATAACGGTTGATCTAATTTGTTTTGGTCTGATATAAAGTGTATATATTCCCAATTCTGTAAAATCTGAGGCATTTATTTTTAAATTATAAAGTCCTCCTAATATTTCAGTACCAACGGCCGCCGTATCGCTGGTTGTTGTTCCTGTATGAAAAATAGGTGTTAAAACCTGATTTGCTGTTAATTTTTTTAACGTAACCGCTGTCGTAGCCACTCTATCCGCCATATAATGATATAGAATTTCTACATCATCTGGTGATACATCTGCTGGTCTAACTATTCCGTATGATCCTACTGCCATAAACTTTTATTATAAATATAATTTTTATTTTTTTCTCACCTTAAAATATCCATTTCCATAAACTTCTAACTCACTCATATTATCAATCTCCCCCAATCTTAGGTTTGGTTCCATTACCCCTTGTCGTCCTCTTTCAACAAAAATGTCAGAATAAACGGTTGGGTCATCAATAAATCCGATGAAATGTTCGTTTCTTGTTATTACGTTATTAATAACCTCTTCTTTTGTAAAATTGGAGGTTTTACCTGTTATCATAGTATAACCATCTGCAAAGTCCATGTACCATAAACTACCACTAGGAACACTACCACTAACTAAACTATTACTAACTATTAATGCTCCTGTTTCCAATGTATATCCTGTATATAAAGAACCACTAAAAGTTCCTGTTACATATGATGATGTACTTAATGTTGTTTGACCATATTTTCTTAATTCACCAATTTTACTACCCCCTATAGCCATATATTTTAAAATGGCTGAACCTGTAAAACTTGAAAATTTAGATTCATTTATATAATCTAAAGAACCTGTTATTTGGGTATATGGTATTTTGAATCCACTAAATGTACCTAAAGGGTTTGATACCGTAATATCTTGTGGTATGGTAACTATTTTTTGTGTTTTTTGTTTTGACCACGGCGAATCCAAAGAAATTGTTATTAGATGTTGTCCATTTGTGCTATATGTGTGTGATGTTGTCGGTAAATTACTATATAAAACTCCCTTATTAACATCTAACATTCCTGTTGTCCCATCTCCCCAGTTTATTGTAAAACTCTGATCAACTATTTTTCTTAATTTATCGGGGTTCATTGTTCCATATACAGTAATTGTTGAACCACTTTGTTTATATGAAAAATTGACAATTTGATCTACTTGTTCTATATTACCATCAAAAGACGACATAACACCCATTTCATCGGCGTCCGCTTCTAATACTATTGGTAAATTATAACTTTGATTTAAACTTCCTGTTAAACCGCTCCAAGATGATCCATTCCAAATGTATGAACCTGTAGGCAAACTTCCTGTTACATTATTAACAACATATCCCACATATGGTGTATATCCAGTTGGTAAAAATCCTCTTTTGTTTGTTGGTGTTGTGTCTATATTTATTGGGATCCAATAATCTTTTTCACTTACTTTTTTACCTTTATTTCTATTGGTTAATGATTTGTATTTAATTTGGTTTTTTACAACAACATCATTTATATTATATGTTACAAATTCTTCCCACTCACACCAAGAAAATGGAATTTCTTGATAATCAAACCAATATGATCCCGTTTCAGAATGTAAATGAACATCAGGTATCTGTCTTTTTAATATGGTATATTCGTTTCTTTTCATTTTTAAATTATTGTTCCCCCTCCTTTTTCAAAAAATTCAATATCTGTAGTATGTCCTGTGGTACTTTTTCCAACTATATTGCCTTTAGTTCCTCCACTATATTTATACACTTGATACGTTCTTTCATAATTATCAAAATCCACTTGATAGTACATATCGTTTTCTTCTGTAATAACATGTGATGTACTAAAAGCCTGATTTGTAAAATCTATAATGTCCCCGTCTTTACCATTAAAGAATTTAGCCGTCATAAAGAATGTGTTTCCAGTTGTGGACCCACTCAAATTTGTGTCAGTTAAAACACTCTCATCGTCAAACCAAAACAAATACATATTTTCTTTATTTCTATAATTTGATCCTGTGAAAATAGGTACATGAATATAAAAATTTGAATTTGTTGCACCAGTATAAAAATATTTTTCTCCTAATGGTAAAGAAAGATTTCTACTATTAACAAGTCTTCTATTTTGTCTGGTTGGTGGTTCACACGTTAATGTGGTTCCACTATTTGATAATACTCCGGGTGTTTTATAAAACTCCAATCTGAAAAAACTTTCCGTAGATTGTTTTAACATTAACTCATTTTCTTTTGTTGTAATACCTACCGGATTATAATCTAAAACATAATTTGGTGTATTTCCACTTGTTCTAAAATAAAATTTAAACCATATGTCAGATTGTAATAAACCTAAACTACTAGTATATGGTTTATGAATATATCTAACCGTTTCGTAATTTTTTGCTGGATTAATAATGTCTTCCAAAACTTCTTTTTCAAACTCAACTAAATTTTCTTGCCAACCTAAGTCAGTTCTAAAATTTTGTTCTGTGTTAATAACAATATTTAAATTGGTATTGTTTTTTAATATTTCCATTAACAGTTAGTTTTATTTTGATAATTATTAAATCCATTTAAACCATCTTCTTTATTTGTATAAGATTTTTCATTTCTTAAATAAAAATTAATGTTTTTAATGACGTAATGTATGTTATTAATAAATGGAAAATTTGTTCCATTCCCTTCCTGATCAATAAATCCATGATCATAAAGGTCTCTCCATTTCCAAAGTTTTTCTTTATCATCGTAAATAGCGTTCTCAGGTAAATTAATCAATGTATTTGGTTGTGTTACATCAAGTTTTGAGGTTTCAACATATGGAGATAATTCCCTTAACTTAACTCTGTAATGTGGTTGATAATAATAACCAACGGGATTTGATTGTGATGCACCAGAATAAAAACTTGGTTGGTCTTGAAAATGATTGAATATTTGAACTCCACCTACAGTTTTTAAATGTGAAAACTTATGAAATGTTTCACTTATAATTCTTTCCTTTAATTCTTTTCTATTATATTCAACAAATGCACCAGTCAATACCGTTCCCTTATTTAATTTATTTCCACTTGTAAATCCTGTTGTGCCGTTATTACTTGTAAAACCAGATTTTGTTATAGAAGTTTCAGTATTACCTGTAAATTGATTATCCATCCAACTATCATGAAAATTAAATTTAAATCCTACTTTTGGTGGGTAATCAAATAAACCATTACTATTTTTAAAAATTGTTGTAACGTAAACCTCAGTTGGTGTATAACCTAAGTTATTTGTTATACCTGATAATGAAAATGTATTTTTAAAATCAAATAATAAAGACTCTTGTCTATTTCTTTCCACCAAAACATCATTCTCACCTATTGTATTTTCAAATAATATTTTTCTTTCATCTTCCCATATTGAACTTTCAAATCCAACTTTATCTAAAATATAATCCTCAATTGTGGTTAATGTTTTATGTTTGTGTACGTAATATGTTGATGTTGTTCCTGTTATATCATTTATATCAATACATCTCTTACCCAAAACAAAAGTAACTCCACTTAACGTATGACCGGAAGTAAATTCACTTTTTAATAAATTTATTACATATTTTTCTGAATTATAAATTTCATTACCAATACTATCGACGTAAAAAATTTTATTATTTATTGATAACCCACTTAACATTGTTGATCCAGATAATATTATATGTTCTCCCTGTGAAATACCGTGTTCAACAGGTGATGTTAGTGTATAATAATTACCATTAGATTCAACTCTAAACGGTATACCATTTCCTGATACAAAATTATAATTTGTTCCACCCGATAATGTATAATTCATTGTAAATCCAGTATCATGTGAATGAACATAACTTAAATATAAATTCCAATTTTTATATGGTGCATCTAATGACGACATAGTGGTATGTCCAGTATATCTTCCCACAGGTGTTCCTGTATCTAAAGTTATACTTGGAGCCACACTTGAGTAACCAAGTGTTGATCCTGATGTTGGTGTTGTTTTTTCTCTTACAACATCATTTCTTAAAAATGCAAATTCATTATATGGTACAAATCCAATATCACTTCCTGTACCGTCGCCTGATAAATAAAGATTCCTTAGTAATGGTTGGTATTGAGTATAACCTGAATACATGTTCCTAAATACCATTTTTATTTTACCATAAATTTTATAATTAATAGATTTATTTCTTTCTTCATTAAATAAATCGGCCAAATTTAATATAATATCTTTGTCTCCTTCTCTTAATAATGTCTCATCATTTTCTAATTTAACATTAAGATTTAAATCTTGTTCTTCTGCCTTAAAGTACCTTTTGGTTGGTAATAATATTTCTTTCTTTTCCATTATTCAGCGGATGGGAATGCCCCTTTAGGACCAAATAGGTCAATAAATTTATCAAGCCCCGTTTTACCGGCTTTCAGTCCAAAATAAAATTGGTATGGTGTGGATAGTATTTGTTTTGTACCACTATAATAATCTTGTCTTTGTGGTAATATAAAATCAACTCCTGTGTTCCAAGGTATTGTTTGCCACGTTCCCGCCGTACCATAACGAATATATAATGTACCACTAGTTGGATTATTAATTTCGTTTGATGAACTCTTTAGTACTGTATATCCAGGATATTCTGAATTATATGTTGTATGTGTTGATCCTGATGGTATTATAACATCAAACTCAATTTCATTTGTTAAATTCATACCAGTTATTGTTAAACCACTGAATGTATTTGTCATAGGTAATAATAGATATTTGTCGGATGGATCATCATTAACTCCTGTTAAAGTATAACCATATGTCATACCTTGTAACGGTTGTAATTGAATTGAATTATAATCCCATGACTGATCATCAGAAGTTGCTTCACTTGTTCCACCAAATCCAGTTCCTTTTTTATCCCATAAATAAAATGGAACTTTTTGTGATGATTCAGTTAATCTTCCTGGTTCATTTAAACATGATCTAACTCTTTCACCATCTTCATCTAATTCTAATGTTACAGGTAATGGTCCCCAATATCCATCTTTTTTAAACACATTTGGATAAAAATCGGGATCTAAAATTTGATATGAATATCCAATGTATTTTGGGCTTTGTAAATCAAACTCTTCAATTCCCGCTTCATTATTAATTGAAATTAACTGTAGTAAATCTCCATCAAATACATTTTGAAAATTTTGAGTTGTAAAACCTCCATTGTCAAAAAAGTTATTTACATTAAAAGTATTATTACTTACATCCATTCTATAGTTAATCGCCAATCCCATTAATTCACCAAAACTTTTAAATGATGTTGGTCCGATTGATCGTGAAACTGAACAATTGGGATCTAAATTTTTATCAATACAAATTTCTTTAATAAATTCATCTCTTGGTCCTAAATCAACGATAGTTGTTGGGGTTCCGAGTGTACTATTAGATCTCGTAAATGTTGATCCATCACTACTACTAAAAGCCGAACGATAGTAAAATCTATTTGGACCCTCGACAAATCTTACAACATTTCTACAATATTTTATCGCACTTTCAATTCCTTTATTAACCTTTTTTGCTTTAAATTGAAAGAAATATAAAGATCCTGATAACCAATTATCTATAAAACTATAGTTAACGATTCCACCACAAAATAATTTACCTATTCTTTTTCTTCTATAGTATTCTTTTAAAACATTTGTTAATCTTGTTGATGATTGTGTTCCTGGTACAATATAAAACACCCCATTTGCAAATTCACTTCTAAAGCTTGGTGTTGCTGTAAATAAATAATGAACTTCACCTTCCATATCTCTACATTGTGCCAAACCATTTATTGGTGGTCCATATGGATCACTTCCAGTTACTCCTGTTCCCTGTCCTGCAATTAGTGTTGACACCACGTCATCACCAGCAGATAATGTTGCTTTATATGTTCTAGTTGCACCGGCAGACACAAAATAACCGGTTGCTAATGTTTCATCATACAATGTGTCATATATTTCACAACCTGATTCTAACGAAATTGTACTACCGGTAGAATTTGATTCAAATTGTGATATTTGTCTAATGTTAACACTATATTCTATTGCACTTGTAAAAGAACCATCTCTATCGTTTAAGTAATATGTACCACCACTATATAAAATATATGGTGTACCATAACTTGTATTATCTATAAAAGTAACATTACCATTATACTCTAACACATATAAAGTTTGATTTGATGTTAGATATGAATAATCTCCGTCATTAATAAATGTTGCCGTGTCACATGTTGGTGAAGTGTAACCTGTATATTTTTTTAAATCCGATAATGGTAGAAATCTATCAAATGTATTGTCAGTTGATCCCGTTAATTTTATTGTTGCAACTTTACAATTTACTTTTGGTGTTGTGTCACCTCCTCCTCCCGCACTTGTTAAATCACCTGTGTCACATTCGTCACACTCTGGATAATTTATTAATGATAACTTTGAGGTATTATTAACTTGTAATAAGCTTGTGGACCTTCTTAAACCTCTACCCGCACTTTTTGCACCGTAGTCAATTAATAATTCACCTAAAGGACCTAACACATCTTTAACTAAAAAATTTAAAGCTTGTAACACAATCCATTTAATAACATAATCTAAAGACAATAAAAAATCCGCAATTAACAATGTGAATGTATAATTCTTAGTTCCAAAATTTACCGGTGGTGTCACATTTTCTGTACAATCCTCTTCTTCACTTGGTACTAATTCTTTTAACCCCAAATATTGATTTTTTCCAAATACGCCATTATTAACATACGAAGATTGTAAAGACGATACCGTATAAACTTTATTATAATTAAATCTATAAAAATAATCTCTCGGATAAAATTGACCTCCTTCATTATATAAAATACCGTGATTAGAATTTACACTAACAGCATTTGTTGGATATCCACTCCATTCTGTACCAAAATAATATGAACTATTTATGTCATTTTGATATTCCCTAATATTTGGGACTAGATAATCGGCATTGTTTCTGGATCGTTCAACTCCCTTATCGTTTAAATTAAATCTAAACCGATAACACGCCGATGTTGCAATACCTTTATTTGGATCATTTGTATATTCGTTCTCTCCAAATTCATTAGTAATCACATAATCCATATTCATTTCTAATGGTAAAACAAATCCTCCATCATCTGGCACATCTTCATCAATTGGAAGATATTCCAAATAAGGTTTACCTGTATCATCTTTGATTGGTAGAAATCTAATCGCCTCAATATTTGCGGATTTTGCTGTTAAGTCACATTTTCTACCCATTTTTTTCTTTGGGGTGCAATTCTTATTAATTGCATTTTTACCGTTATCCGTGTAAACGCCTCCTATTAGATAAGCCGTTGGTTTTATATTAACACCTTTATCCGATAAATCAAAATCACTTCTTGTAATCCCTATCTCACATAAATCTTCATTTCCCCAAAATGGATAAACCTCTATTATTTTATCAAAACTCACAATTTGTGGTAATGAATCTAAATCCTCTGATGATTTAAATGAATATTTGTTTTTAAATCCATCAACGCCAATACCTAATCTTTGTAAATCATATGGTCTTAATGAGAAACAACCGATGTCAGATAGATCTACATCAACGTGTATTGTTTGATTACCTACCGGTACACCCCATATCATGAAGTCACCAGAACTATTTGTTTTTACAGTAAACTTATAATATTTTTCATATACCTCTAAAACTTCTTCTCTTGTTAAAATATCACTTTGATCGGGAAATGTTCCAGTTGCTGCATGTCCCCCGTGTTGTTGTCTTGACGGTAATAAATTATATCTATAATTAGAATCGTCTTTATCGGTAACTTCTTTATACGGGTATAGTTTTGATATTACGGGATCATTTTCATCTTCAGTATCTAAAGGTATAAAAATTGAAACACGAGCATTACCAAGTCCAAAACCATTGTTTGCCGTAATTCTACCGCAAACAACACCATAGTCAGAACATATTGACGTATAAATTTCCTGTTGGGAAAATTTTAGAGATAAAATCTCCAATACGTCAAAATCTTGTTTTAACTCAACTGTAATCTTTTGATCAACCCCGATATTAGTTGAAATTCTGTGTTTTTGCATCATTCTTATAATAAATAGAAACTATGTGATTTTCTATATATTATAACGAAAAAACATTTTAATATGTAGTCGTTCCTAAAGTTTTAGTTCTCACCTTAATATCTACATTTGGAAATCTGATTTGAAAAATTTGGTTAGATTTCATGAATATGATGTTATCTGATTGTGCGATCTCTTTAGTATTACTATCCTTATACGGTTGTGACACTTGAGCGGATGAATAATCTCCACCTATTTTATTAAAAACTCTTGTTTCAATTACGTTTATGACTCCTGAAACACTACCTACAATTTTATTTAATGCTCCAACAAATAATGGGTCACCCATTTTACGTTTAGTATAATCAAAATATGTAATAACATCATTAATGACCGTTTGAATAATATCAGATTGATTTGCGTTTTTATCAATGTTTAAATCTATTTCCAATCCAAAATCTATAACTTCTCCACTCACAATATCAATATAATCGTTAATCATTTTATATTCAGAAAGATAAGATAAGATATTGGATTTTAATGTGTTAGAAACTGTATCAGTAAGATTACCCTTATCATCATATGATAACAATTTAATTCTAATCTTATTATCTTCTTCCATTACATTAACTTTAGCCGGTGCACCGTATGTGGATGGCATTGTCTCAATCAATGATTTATAATCATTTAGAGTAACCGCTCTATTTTGTGCTGCAAAATTATAGGAAACCATATTACGAATTTCCTCAATTGTAGGTGCGTCCGCACCACCAACTGCTGGTGTGATATTTGTAACACGTAATGATTGTACAACACTTGAATTCTTGGTTGATATCGGTCCACTAACATTAAACTCTACGTCGTCAACACTTGTAATAACATTTACACCTAAGTTACTATCCTTACCTCCACCTACACGATATTGTACAAATAATGTTGTGTTAAGTTTTGGTGTTCCACCTAAAGATAAATTATTAAGATAACTCGCCAAGTTTACTTTTAATTGACCTGTCATATAATTATCCAAATTATCTAATGGATTAACAGTACCTGAACCAAAGGTTAATGAAAAATAGTTTTCAGGGGTATATTCAGTTACAAATTTATTATTAACATCAATAAAGGTACCCGCTGTAAAGTTATTAGTATCAGAAACCGCCGTTGGGTCTGGAACAAAAACTTTATCTTGAATTAATGATTTAACTTCATACCATTTATTTGTTGTACTTGAAAACTCACTTGTTGTTGGGTTACTAGCAAAGTTTGTACCGTCTTTATGTATAACCGATGTTACTCCCAATACATTTTGTTCAGGTAGATATAACTTTAAAAAAGGTTTTTGATCTATTTGATTTATAACTCTTCTATATATTTTAGTGATACCGTTAACAACCGCTTCTCTTTTAGTAATCGTATATGAAATTAATTTATTATTAGAATCAAAATTTGGTATTTTTAATCTATTAGGTTCACCTTTCTTATTAAAAGGAACTGAAAAATCAATATCGTCAATTGTTTCAAAAATCTGTCCTCCTCCTGAAACTTGAGCTCCACCTTTTAAAATTCCCAAATATCTTGTATCTTCTTTATCTCCTCTTACGTCAACAGTAATAGAAAAATCACACAACGCAACTGAAGGTCTAACTCCAGGTAATCTTAAACCATATGTTTTTGCAATATGATATAATGATTGTCTTTGTTGTGCAAAATCCAACATAGTTTCTTGCCAAACTCTATCAATATGAAAGTGTAAATTATCTGCAACGGCAGCATTTATATCTAATAATACAGAATATATTGATGCGTCGTTAAAGTTCTTAACTAAATCGGGATAGTAGTTTTTGGTTAATGTTACCAACTCATTTCTTAATCCCTGGAAATCTCTGGTTGCGTATGATATTTGTTTACTCATTTTATATGTTTAAAATTATAAAGTCCGATGTTGTAAAAGCCCCGTTATTTACTGTGTAGTCAATTTTAACTACTGCGGTATATGGTTTTGTTGATTCTTCTGATACTCTAAATAACCTTTCATCTTCTTCCTGTGAAAAACTTCTTTCTTTATTTGGGTCATCTTCGGCGGACACTATTGAAATAGAATTAATTTCCAAATTTGGTATGTACTTCTTTACACCCTCCCTAATTTCTTCTTCAATTAAATTATGAGTAACAAAATCGTTCTGATCAAAGATAAATTCATACATTCTTGTTCCAAAATCAGGTAAGTAATATCTACTACCTCTCCTTGTTAAAATAAGATGTATTAAGTTAGCTCTAATTTCCTTTTCAGGGATTTCTGTCATATTCAGATAATCTCCCTTGGAACTGTCTCTAAATGGATAATCAATACCGTATGTTGTCGCCATATTCAATAAATATAAACAAACACAAAATGGTTATGTATCCTCTTTTATTTTTGGGTTCCCTTTAATAATATGTGGGGGGTCATAGGGGCAATTTGCACACCCATTGGAACAACAATACCCTCGTTTCTGTAAAAACAAAGAAGTCAGGACCATAAGCCCCGACTTCTCATCTATGTAATAATCTACTCCTTCCTCTAATTTCATTAGATACTTGTCACATCACATTGTGCTCCACTACAACTTTGTGCCGCATAATCGGAAATACTCTTGTATTGTGGTTTATCTAAAATTTCACCAAAGTTTACTTCTTTGAACTGACGAGTAATGGTTTCCCACTTATAGAATAAATGGACGTCTTTTAAACAATAAACCATTTTCTTCATATCTCCTTTAAAGTAATTCTTTGCAAATTTCTTTGCTCTTGAGATCCAATATTTCTTTAATAAGACTTGTTCTCTTGTTCCGGTAATTTGTATTGAATCGTCTAATAAAGTATCTGTTGCTAACCATAAGTTTTGATTAAAGTAATGTAAACCGTCAATAATTAAACCTGACGCCAATACTGAACCTTTACCATAAATTTCAACTAATTCATCAAGATTTAATACTGATGTAAACGGTGCTTGGTTGAAATCTTTATCTCCATAGTCTGACATGAAGCTAACCGCGGTAAATAAATCTCTTTGTTCCCAAATATAATCAACAATAGCATCTTTATCGTCAATAATAACTGTACAAGATGTATTGTGGTTAACCGGCATGTAAGCACATAACTCAGGATTAGTTCCCGCATTTACCCAATGTTGTTGAACTAACTTAATTAACTCAAGGTGTTTAATTCCTTTCATATCTTTTTTGAATAAACCAACTTTTGGATTTTCAACGGGAACAAATACAACGTAATCTGACTTAGTTGAAGACCATACGCTTTCTTCTAATAAGAATGCCATATTTTCTTCTAACCATTTTGCTGTATTACTTTCTTTATTCAACTGCATAATACGGAAATATTTCTCAGAGTGCTCAGGGTGAATACCTGACGCAGTTCCTAATACCACTGACGCGTTACCTGAAGGTTTTACACATGTAGTTCTTGCTGCTTGATTAATTCCAATTACAGCCGCTAATTCTTTATTAGCATCTTTTACGACTTGTGCTCCTTCTTCTAATAATTCAGGATTAAATAATTTAGGATTATTCATCCAACCTGTAATACTAACACCTAATAAAGCCTCTCTTTCAAAGATTGCCTTACTTGTTTCACCTAAATAAGGGAAATCAGTATAACCTGCTTGTAAAGTTCCTAAGAAAGATGCATCCTTACAAGCCTTTAAAAACTTTTCTTTTGTTGTTGCCTTCTCAGCATTAATCTCAGTTAAATTACAACCTTGAATACCGAACTTAGATTTGTTGTCTTTAACATATTGTTCAACTTCATCATATTTGATTTTACCAAAATCAATTGTATCTAATACAGGGATTTTTAAAATTTCAAAACATGGGTTGAACATGTCAAACCAACTGTTAGCAAATACGAATCCAATATCGTTTGCTCCGTCATTTAATTGTACTAAATAATTGAATTGTTCTTTAACAACTTCACTTCTCAATAAAATTACAGAGTTATTACTTCTTCCTCTTTGTGGATTTTCTTGTCTCCAATTACCAGTTTTAGCATGAATCATTTCCGTATCATTAGGGTCAACGATCATGTTTAATGCTGAACGTCTAACACCACCTGATAATACAGCATCCGCTGAATGACAAATAATATCAAATGCTAAGATAGGACGAATTTTATCTCCTTCAGTTGTAATCCATTTTTCAATTAATGTTTCAATTTTTTCTAATGATTGTTTTAAACCATCGGGACCAGGTGCTTTGAAACCACCACTGATGAACGCACCCTTCTCACGAATTAAAGAATAATCTAGTTTAACTTCATATCCAGCATATTCAGGGAACGGTTGATCGTCAACAAAATAAGACGACAACAATACACCTAATGCGTTTGCCCAACCTTCAATTGAATCTTCAATATAAAAAGTTTTAGTTCCTAAAGTTCTCTTTTGAATTCTACTTAAATTGTTTACAAAAGGAATTAATAATCCTCCACCGAATCCACAACCAGATAATGCCAAATAGAAAATCTCTTGGAATACTCTATTACGAGTAATGTGTCCTGATGTACAGTTAAACATTCTCGTGTTATGTTTCATGATTTGTTCATGTCTGTATTGTAAATTTCTTTGTGAAGCTAACACAACTTGATCTTTCATGCTTTCAACGGCAGATTGTAAATATGGTTCAATTGCCTCAGCATAATCCACATATTTTTTTCTGTGTCCGTCAATTATGTTCTCACACGCGTCTTCCCACGTTTCGTATCTTTTTTCATCTTCCTTCCATTTGAAATAGTCTGAGTGTAACTTCAAGTCACTCAGAAATTTTTTACCTTTCTGCATTTGTTCTTTTTTCTTTTATGTTTGTTTTATTAATTACTTTCCTGCCACTTGTTGTCTCCTTTTAAATGCTTCTGCCGCTCTATTAGCATTTATCTGAACTTTTTGTTCTTCGTGTCCCAATAAAGTGTTTTGGGATTCTGTATCAATAATAAGAAACTCATTATTGAATTTACAGTTTTGGAATACAACACCATCTCGACCAATACGAGATTTTAATAATGTAAGAGTTGCTAAGTTATGATCTTTTTGTTCTAATGTTTTACCAATAGATAATATAACGTGTGCAATCTGTGCTTTCTTAATTGATCCACCCATTTGATCTCCTGTTACCACCTCACTTGAAATTGACTCACGGTTACCTTGTGTTGCCGTCCATATTGCCATTTCAAATTCTCCTGTCATAGATTCTAAACTTCTCATAATAGAACCCTCACCTTTCCATTCTTCACCATTAGCTGATTTATCAGTTGAAATACAATCAACATAATCTATTACCAACAAATCAACTTTTTTAGTTCCGTCAGAATTCATCTTTCTGATTTTATTTTTAATTTCAGAAACTGTAACATTATCACTTGCTAATTTTAATAACTTCAAACTACCTTTAGATTTAGCTTGTGCTTCCTCTACTTTGGCTTTAACTTCTTCCTTAAATTCAGGTTGAGAGTCAGGAGCAATTTCAGTCCAAATCGTATAGTGTTTTCTTTTAATATTACCTGGATTGTCCTCAAAGAAAATTTGCACAACGTTGTAACCTAAGTTATAAGCGGTGTTCGCAAACTTTGTAAGTAAGGTAGTTTTACCAGTACCCGTAGGTGCTAATACAACCCCCAATTCTCCGATCCCAAGACCACCTTTAAGTAAGTTGTCAATTCCCACAATACCTGTCGGTAATGGGTGTCTAAAGTCCTTTTCTAATGCTCCGTCGATATCATGAAACACATCCGTTGCTTCATCATTGGAAATACCAACTTGTAATGCTTTTTGAATGATTTCCTCAATTTTATTGTAAGCCTCAAACTCTCCACTTTCAATAATACTCTGTACACTTTTTAACTCTCTTTTCAAGTTTTGTTGTTTACAGAAATTAAGTGCAGTATCTTTTACATACTCAATCTGTGAATCGTTATTCTTAATTGCTTCTAATGTGTCTACGTGAATTTTAGAGGAATCTTTGTTACCACCTTCAGCCATGATTTTCTGTGCCAATGTATTATAATCAGGGATTTTGTTGTAATTCTTATACAACTCCTTTGTATTTTCCATAATAAATCTAAAAGAGTTATTATCAAAAAACTTACTGTCTAATACATCAATAATTGTTTCTCCGTACTTCTTATCTTCAATAATTGCTTTGATAAGGGATTGTTGAAACGAAAACCCCAAATACCCAAAATTCCTTTCTTCCATAGTGTTTATTATATATTGTTTTTTCTTATAATTCGTATCCTAAATAACTTGTCTCCAATTCTTCTGAAGACAAAATGTCTGTCAAATCTGACAAAATTCTCTTCAATCTTGGACGAATGTCCACCGTGTATCTTGCCTTTGGATGATAAAGATATGCGGGGTATAGTCTTTGAATAAATACATCCTCACCTAACTTAATTTCCATTAAAAAATGTTCTTTTTCTGTAATTGCCGACTCATCCACAACCTCTGTATTGAGGATATAGTTTTGATTCTCACATAGATAATTGGAACTTTTTATTTTCAAATCTTCCATAAAATCCTCACAAATATTTTTTACATAATAGTGAAGATCCATTGAACGTCTAGCCTGATCAACATGATCTCTAACGTTAAAAAATCTTTGACATACGATATGTCCTTCTAGTGACAACAAGAACTCAAATTTGGTTATGTTGTCTTGGTTTTGGTAATCTCTACTCATAGGGTCTTACTTTAATTGTTTTTGTTTTATTGTTATTTATGTTTTTTTCTTTTCTTGTTAATCTAAGAAAAGGGTTTATAAAATTTATCCATGCATCTTCTGCTTTTGGTAGAATATTAAAGAGTCCATCTTCTTGCATCATCTTCATCGCGTTTTTGTAAGATCTACCTTCTTGGTCTAACGATTCATTTATCAAAAGATTAATTGTCTCCTTCGCATCTTCCGTTAATAACGGTTCATCCAAACTTACTATCCTTTTGTTTACGTCGAAGAATTCCTCACCGAGAACTCCGTGTTTTGTTACACCTGTCAATAAATTAGTAATTAACTTATTGTGTTTGTCTTGTTCAAATAATAGGTTACATCTATCTCTAACCTGATCAACCGTAATTGGTTGATTTTTTAGTTCAGGAACCAAAGACAATAATCTTTTAAGTCCCATTCCTCTTATTCCTGCAATGTTGTCTGATGAGTCTCCACAAATCATTTTAACTAAGCGAACATTTTCAATGAGAATTTCTTCGTGTTCGTAAACGATTATATCATTAGGTGAATATAATTTCCTATGTGATGGATTGTAAATTTGTGTGTTTTGTGAAACGAGTTGAGTTAAGTCCCCGTCCGATGAATAAATAATTTTCCTTTCGTTGGGTGAGTTTTGAGTATAGTAAGCGATGTTGTCATCAGTCTCACAATACTCAAATTCCCCTTGTCTTACATAAACTTCTTCAAGATATTGTTTGATTCTATCTCTCTGATATAAGTAAGATTGTAAATCTTCTTCTGTTCTAACTCTTTGTCTTCTGTTTTCCTTGTAATGTGCGTAAATCTTTCTTCTACATTGTGAACCTTCTAATCCGTCCCAAAAAACAACAATCTTGTCTAATTGGTATTGTTCAAAAGATCTTCTTAGGGTGTTTAGAAAGTGGTAGATACCACCAATGTGAGTTCCTTTATAAAACACATTCTTTGCTCCGTAATAACCAATAGTTAATAGATTATCTCCATCAACAAGTAAAACCGACATTTGTTAAATTTAAAGATCACTTTCTTCTGTTACAACTTCTACGTCTGCGATGTCTGTAACATTAACACCTAACATTTTACTGATGTAATCACCACTTTCTTTTTTATACTCCTCGATAGATTTCTTCTCTTCAGTGTCTTCTCTACCTGGCATAAATCCGTGTGATGTAACCAAGATACGTCCATCCTCATATCCTAAACCATTGATGTGGTTTTTCATAATTGAGATTTTTGTTCTTGTTGCT